TTTCTGCATCGAAGATTTTTACAATGTCAGCATCTTCGGGAAGTTTAGCATAAACTTTTTCAACAAGTTCATCTGAAAGTTTATTCCATTTTTCTGACCCTTCATCAAACAAATTCGGAAGATTGTTAAATTTATCGGAGACTTTAATGTTTACTGTTTTTGTGACTAATGTTGTGTACTGGACTTTAATTTCCATTATTTTTACCTCTCTTTACGATACCATTATAGCACGTTTAGAGCGAATGTCAAGTGTTTTTTTACTTTTTTCAATTTCCATGATGTTTTCATCTTCTACGGAAATGTCATCGGTTTCAATTCCTTCCCAGAACCCCTCAGTAGTCAGACGTCCATTTTCCAGGAACCATGCATCATCCTCGTATTCTACGATCAGTGTTACAACAGCCTTTTTCATTTTCCTTACCTCTCTTTACAATACTATTGTATCATGTTTAAAATAAATGTCAAGTATTTTTTTAAAAAAGATTTGCGCTTGGCGCTCAACCCGATCGGATTAAGCGCCTGGGCGCATACCTTATTGGTCAACGATGAAGTCAAGAATAAGGTTAATCACCGAGAGAATCGCCATTACACATACTCCAACAGTGGAGTTAATAAGCATGATGCCTGCGCCGAATGTGAGTCCCATGAGTGTAAGAAGAATCTTTTTCATTCTGTTTACCTCTCTTTACACTATTATAATAGCAGAAGGGGTCGAACTTGTCAACCCCTTTTTTGAAGATTTTTATTCTTCGTTGATGAATCCGCAGACAGGGCAGAGCTCTTTTTCGAGATCCTCCGCAGTCCAGTCGCATTCGTAGATAGGCTCACCGCATTCGGGGCATTCGTAGAACCTTTCATTCCAGTCAACATGCATTCCGTATACATCCTCTACAATGTGCGCGTTAATTTCCCACTGTGTCATGTGTTGTACCTCTCTTTCTGATACCATTATACGCTATTGCGCTTTTGGTGTCAACCCCTTTTGGGACAATTTTATTATAACAAATTTTTTAAAAAAATGCTTGACAAAATGTCGGGGAGTGTGGTATAATAAAATTTCGTCGCGCCTGGACCGTGGGCGCGACGCCAATTATACCATGGAACGAAACTAAAAGTCAAGTAGAAAATTCAAAAATAATTCTAAAAACTTTTTTCGATCCAAAAGGGCAAATAAAAAATCAACCCCAAATTTCAGCAGGATTGATTGCGACCCCTTTCCAAGTCTTGCGGATTTCTGCATTGTCATCAATCAGAATTGCATTGGCGGAACCTTTCAGATTTTTGTTATGTCCGTATTTACGGTAAATGCGTTTTGTGATTGAAGGGAAGTAAAGGTCAAGCCAGCGGTTTTTAACCTCTTCAACTCTCTTACAGAAGTCATCATCCGCATCTTTTGGAGTCATGCTGAGAATAATGATTTCAAATTCAGAAGCAGGGTAGAAGAATCTGAGGTCATTTTCAGTGATGATTCGAAAATCGCCCCAAAATACCGACTCATCACCATTTTCTAATCTTTCAAGCCAGTCTTCACGGTGGTACAGGTCGAAGATTGTTCCGTCCATGTCAAGGTATACTTTCTGTCTTTTTTTCTTTGCCATTTTTTATTTCCTCCCTCTTGGTATACTTTAATTATACTCTTTTTAGAGGAAGTGTCAATACCTTTTTAGAAAAAAAAAGAAGATTTTTTTATCCTCTTTCATAGAGATACTTGTATCTATTTAAAATGTAGTTACCTCCAAAAACTTCTTCGCGCAGTTCCTTGTTTTCCTGTTCAAGTTCCTTAATTCTTAACTTTAAATTGCGGATGTCGTCAAGCGCATCTTCATAATTCTGTCTGTATAATTCAGCGTAATCAATAGCAACAGGGAATTCTTTTGTCATAGTCATTACCTCTCTCTCATTATTATTATAACAGATTTTTTATTTATTTGTCAATAAAAAAAATCACTCTATCTTGCGAAGAGTAACTTTTTCATTGCCTTGTGCTGTCTGAAACATTTTGTACTAATAGCAACTTCAATCATTACATCATCCAGCCCCTGATGTTCTTCTTTGAAGTCAGGTGTATTTGTAATGTAGGCATAGAGTACCTGTGCATTTTCCGGCAGTCTTCCTGTCCTTGTAAACAGGTTGTGCTTTTCGCAGAATTTGCGGTACATACTCTGTTTGCAGATAGTATCTTTCGCCATTTTCTGACTATCGTAAACAGGGATACCGAACGGCAGGAAGTATCTGTATTTTGACTTTGTAACGTAGCGTAATGTCTGATTTAATGCTTTGTAGTCAAACCTACTATTGTGGGCAATAATTGCCTTAATGTTGTACTTGGTGCAGACTTCTTTGATAATCTGTCTTGCGGTCAGAAGGCTTACCATCTTGCGGTCGCCATTTGCCAGGGCCTTCTCATATTTAGGCAATTTTTCAGCGTAGTATGCAGTCTTCATTAGGTCACGCTCACCGCAGTAAATATCAGCGATAACGAGCGAATTTGTCTCATAGATATTGCCATATTTATCATGTACCGCATAACCGAGGTCATACACCATCGGGTCATCCATGTTGCTCTTGGAAGTGTTAGCGGTTTCTGTATCAAGCGTGAGATAGTATGCCTTACGGCGGTCGATTTTTGTCATGGGTCATTGCCCTCCTTACAGTATCTATTATACTACTACTGGCGCCAATGTCAACAAAAAAGTTATAGAATTTTTCTATGAGTGCTGGCTTTTGGGATAAAAAAATTTTATAAAAAAATGCGCGATTTGCGCTTGACATTTTTGCGTATGCGTGGTATAATGAAAAATCGGCTCGCCTTTGCAATGACAATCGAAGGCGAGCCGCCAATAAAAAAAGGCTTACTCAGCCTTTCCAGTAGATGGAATTTCAATCCAAATCCATCTCTCATCAGCAGAGATCTTGCTGTTGAACTCCGCCACGCACTCCTCTTTGTTGAGCGCCTTTACGGTGATGTACTCACCTGTTGTTGTATCCATCCAAGTCATCTTTGTCATTGTCTTATCTCTCCTTACACTTTAATTATAGCAGATTCTAGGGGAATGTCAACTACTTTTTTGATAATTTTTCAGTTAATACCATAGCGACCCACGCAATGAGTGCAAAAGGCAGAGTCATGATGACGATACCGAGATTGTGAGCGATGATCCATTCCATAGTTTTTTTACCTCTCTTTACATTATTATAATATCATAGTTTTTAATTGTTGTCAATAAAAAAAATCTCTTTTTTTAAGAGATTTTTAGAAATTTTTCCAGATTTTTTTCATGAAATCTTTTTCGTCAAGATTTGCATCCCATCCGTATTCAAAGGTAATTTGATTGATTCCATCCATTAAAGCCTTGAATTCTTCTTCGTTAAGTTCCATGATTGCTTTTGCAAATTCTTCTTTAGTCATTTTTGTTCTCCTCTTTTCTTTACAATTATATTTTAGCATACTTTGCATAAATGTCAACACTTTTTTAAAATTTTTTGTTTTGGGAAAACGCGATTTTTTCACAAAAATTTCATAATTTTCCTCTTGACTTTGCGGGCCGGGCATGTTATAATTTTTCGGGCCGTTAGCGATAACTAACTGCGCGCCAGCCCCGGTTAGTCAAGACTAACTGCACTTGTGAAAAAAACTTCGCTTTTGTCAAGCGAAGTTGTAGTTCATCATCTGGTGTTCTCTTGCGACGTTGATAATTTTCTGTACTTCTTCTGTAATGTTTGTGAAGTATCTTCTTATCTGTCCAGGCCTTGCGATAAGTTTTGTTATCATCTTGTTTGTGCGCTTGTTTCTGATGATGATAATTCCTGTTGTTGTTATTGTGTGAAGTTCCGGACCGTTTCTGTGTCCTTTGTCTACTGTGAAGGTTGCTACTGGCTTGCCTGTGCCGATCTGTCTGATGAGTTCTTCTCTTGTCTGTCTGTCCTCTGTGTAGTGCCTACTCTGTGTCATGTCCTTATCTCTCCTTACACTTATAGTATAGCACACTTTACACCAGCGTCAATAGGTTTTTTATAAAAAAAAGAGGTTTATTCAACCTCTTCGTATCTTTCGATACCATATTCCTTGCGGACACGTTTTGCGTTTGTCGTTACTACCTTGTAGATTTTTACAACCTTATCATAAGGGTAGCCATCTCTATCGCTTGCATTTTCTATGAACATCAGTTCTGCATCATCAGCGTAATTCTTAACCATTTCCATCAGTTCTCTCTTTGTCATTTTGTTTATCTCCTCTTCTCTTTACAATTATAGTATACAGAATAGGTTGTACAAAAAAATGCACAAGCAAAAAATGATTTTAAAAGTAAAACTGATTTAAAAATTATCAATTTGAAATAGATTTTATCATCTAAAAATCAGTGATTTTTTAATTGTGAAAAAATTCACAAATGGCGCCCAGAATCCTCCGATCGGAAAAACCAAGAGCGCACCAAGTCCATTATACTACATTATCTCAAAACTTGTCAATCCCCAATTTTAACTTTTTATTTTATTAGTTCAAAGCAGATGTGAAAAAATTCACAAATACGCTCCTGGATCCTCCATGTGAAAAAATTCACAAATTCGGGGCTGTATCAAAAAAACTTGGTTTTAGCAGTAAACCAAGCTCATGTTTGACCATTTTAGTATTGAAATCTGATTGCATTCTCTACCGACTCGGAGGGCATCTCGTTTTGTCGATTCTCTGTGACTCTTGTCAATGTACCATACACCATCACTGAGCCAGATACCGCAGTTACCATTGTATTCTTTAATGAATCGCATCGCTTCGCGCATGTCCCGGGCCTCTCTTCCCTCTGTTGCGACTTGGTAGCCAGTCTTGTAGGAAACTGGTTTTCCGTTCTTAAGTGTCAGCCCGCCATTGTTCTGAATCTTCTTTAATGTTCTAATGTTGATCATACTTTTTATCTCCTCTTCCTTAACTCTGATTAAATTATACACCATGTCCCGGAGGGCGTCAAGCGCCTTTGATTAAAAAAATACTTTTTAAAAGAGTTTAATTAAGTTGGACTGAAAGAGGGCATCTTGTTTTTTCATCTATTAATTAAATACTTTGTTAGATTATTTAATAAAGTCGGACTGTATCAAACATACTTTGATACAATAATGTTTTATCAAAGGTATTTTTGCGCCAATAGGGAGTTAGTGATAACTAACTTGAAAAATTCATTAAAATCATTCGTGAAAAAATTCACAAATGAACTCCTTTGCGCAAATTTAAAGTTAGACATGGCTAACTGGTACTTTTGGATTTTCTCATTCGGAAACTTGTGAAAAAATTCACAAGTGGCGGACTGTATCCTTTGGACTAAAAAGTTGTGAATTTTTTCACAAATGGTCTCCTGTGGTTTTGAAACTAAATGCGCTTCTGGGTCGAAAGAATGAAAATTTTTTCAAGATCGTTAATCAATGCAACATGAAAAAATTTCGGTTTTATCAAATGGAAAAGTATGAGAGTTAGTCATGGCTAACTGGAACAATAGGTAGCATCAAATGTAAATAGGTGGAATGTGAAAAAATTCACAAAGGGCGGCGATTGGGCTGGAATTAAAAAAAAAATAAAATAAAGGGTTGACAAAATGCGCAGCTTGTGCTTGCTTTTGGGATCTGGGTTTTGGGAGGCGAAGGCGCGCTTTTGGCTGCGAAAATTTGCGGATGCGCGATGCTTTTAAAAATCGCGCCGCCACGTGGCCCGCACGACCGGCGCCGGCGCGCGCAGCATATATATAAGCCATATTAGTTTTTTTAGTATTCATTTTTTATTTAATGATGAGATAAGAAGAGAGATTAGATTATCTCTCTTCTTATTAACAAACTTCGAATGATATAAGTTCTATATCAGTATACTTAGTACCTTTTATTGCGAAGATTGCTAATGCGTTTGCGCTTAATACAACCAGTGTTTGTGTACCTATGCATCCTTTGCGCTCTTCGATGAATGTGATGCCTTCATACTTTGTAACGTTGCAATTCGCTATAGAATCATCATCGAATTCCCCAAAGTTTTCTGCCTCATTCCAGAGGTCGCTAATGAGACGTGTTGCCTCATTAGCGAAGTTGTTCGTCAGTATGCTTTTAAGTGTCCTCATATATTTGCCTCCTAACACTCACATAAACCTTATGATCTGTTTCATTGTGCAGATTGTTGCGTTCTGGAATTTTACCTGTATGTGCATATCGCCTACCGTTATGTCAGCACCGCTATACCATGGCGTATAGTCTTTAGACCACTGTGCACCTGTAAGTTCTTCATACAGTATACGCTCTAACTGGTCGCCTCTATTATATTCGCTATTGGTGGTGAATACTTCAGAGGCTTTCCCAAGTTTACGGCAGTTATAATGCTTTAATATATAAGCCTTATGCTTGTTCTTAAGTCTAAGCCTTAACGCATACGTGCCTCTGTGTTTCTGCCACTGTGTCCATGTAGGATTAAGATCATGCATGTATGTAACATATACATACTCTTTGTATATAAAGCCTAGTGCTATAACATTATGCTTTGCGTATGTGTCGTATGTTTCTATTGCGTTAGTCTTTGCTATTCTTGCCATTGTCTTATCCTCTTGTCCTTGCGTTTGCCTCTTATTAAGGCCCTTAATGAAGGGCCTCTATCTCCTTCTCTACCTTATCCAGTTCCTTCTCAAGGTATACCGCCTTTGCATGGTTGTATCCAAAGTCTTTGTTTACTTCCTGCAGGTATTCGCTTAACAGTTCGCTGTGCTTTTTCTGTAATTGTTCTCTTGTCATTGTCTTATACCGTCCCTTCTTTTACCACTGACTGACTACCTTATTAGCCTGTAAATCGATAGTTAACTTGTGAATAATTTCACCGTTTTCATCGAATAAGCATTTCATGAGATACTGACTATTTAATGTGTACCATGCAAGTTCTTTGTGATTATTTGTGATAATTTCACAACCTGCTTCGATCATGTTCTTTGTGATTTTTTCCTTTGTTGTCATGTCCTTGATCTCCTTTTTCTTTACGTCTATACAATACACCTTGTACAGACGTATTGCAATACCTTTTTACACATTTTTTACACTATTGTTTTTATTAGTGCGCGGGGCATTATCCGCGGGGTGGTTAGTCGCAACTAACCGCCGTGGTTAGGCACTGCTAACTACGTGATGAAAAATTGTGAGTATACGGGGGGTAGTTATAGGAAACTAACTTTTCGAGTTAGTCAAAACTAATTTACCTGCCCCTCCCTCCCACTCAAAGTTATTCCTGTTTCGGCTAGCGACCCCCTACCTTATTACGGGATTTTACAAAAAAAAGGAGTCTCACGACTCCTTACCTTACTCTATCTTTATAAAAACATGCCAAATGGACCCCGAACTATCTTGCAGCGTCTTTTTATATTCATATCCTCGAAGTGTTCCCTGAGGAATATCCTGTCCTGTCTGAAAAAACTTAGCTCTTATAGTTTTCTTCCATCTTCTTTCTGGATTAACCATAACCCACATTACAAACTTCCCATCTTGAATCTGAATATCTAAAATTTGTATCAATGGAATTTCTAACGGTTCACTTTCAAGATCATACTTATAAATTTTCATGATTCCAAGCCTCTACCACGTTATCCAAAAGTGCCGCTCTAGTAAGTAAACCAACGCCACCGGGCACAGGAGTATACCGCACATCATCCAAAGCATTTTCCGCATTCCAACAATCTCCTACCAATTTCCCATCTACAAAATTTGTACCAACATCAATTACCGTGCAACCGGCCGGTACCTGCCGCAAATCCAAAAACTTCGCTTTTCCCACGGCGCAAATAATCAGTTGCTTCCCCAATAGCAATTCGCGCAAATCTGAGCTCTTACTATGCGCGACAGTAACTGTCCAGTTTCTATCCAAGAGCATCTTTGCTACTGGCTTTCCAACAATCTTACTTCTGCCGATTACCAGCACATTCTTACCGCTGCCATCTCCCAAATTTCTACCTTCCAGAAACTTAATAATTCCTTTTGCGGTAGCTGGATTATAAGGACTGCCTGGCATAAATCCATCTACATCTTTCCAAATAGAGGTATATTCTAATGCTTTGTCTGCATCCAAGTAATCTGGCAATGGTAATTGAATCAATAACCCATTTGTCTCGCAATTATAAACAATATCTTCTAATCCAGCTTGATCAATGCCGCTATCTTCTGGAATCCTAAATAAATCTACTTGAATGCCAACTTCTTTACAATCCTTAATTTTATTATCTACATACTTTGTACTAGCCGGATTATTACCAACCTGTATAATTGTTAATGTTGGGGGTTTGCGCCCAGCCGCTCTTCCGGCCGCCACCGCAGACTTTAATTCTGCTTTCCAATTCTTAACAAATTCTTTTACTTCAAACAGTTCTGCTCCCATATCTCATCCTCATCTATTGGTTCGCGCACTCGCCGCAAACTAACCACCATCTTTGTATCGTCATGATATTTATTAAATAGTCCTTTAACAAAAATTAGTGCGCTATTTAAACTAACCAATTCTCCTACTTTTCTATTGTCAATAAAAATTTCATATTTTTCTTCTTCCATAACAATTTCCTTCAATTTTATTATAGCAAAATTTTTTAAAATTTGACAACTGCGGAAAAAATCTGTTATAATGATAGTGTAAACAAGCTGGGAGGAAAAGAATTTGACTAAATTAGATTATACTTTAGACTCTCCGCAAGAAAGATTAGCCCTAGTAGAAAAGATACTTGAAGAAAACCCCAATCCCAATTCTGCATATCTTGAAATACTAGCCGATTATTTAATTTTTTGTATGGAGAAAGAAGAGAAAAAGGAGAAAAAAATTCTTACTGAAAACCGCTTAGCAACTGTTAATAAAAGAGAAACCTCTTACGAGGGACTTGTCTCGCAATTTGAGAATGGCGAAGATGGAGTTTATAATATAGCAAATGAAGACAAACATGTAATATTTCAACCAAAAATTTCAATAACAAAAAAAGATAGAGAAGAAATACTTGAACTACAACAAACCGATGAATCCATTGCGGCCTGGGACTACCGGGTGCGCCATAGCGAGGGTCGTGACGCTTTTATAGCAAAAAAAGCCTTAATAGAAAGTCGTAAAGACCAGTATGTAATAAAACAGCATAGAAATCCACCAGTGCAATCAATGCATCTTGTCCATTCAGAACATCATATTGAATTACCATGAGAAACAAAGATTGACGAAGAAGGAAACGTTGATACTACTGGATTATCCCTATGTAATCCAAAAGTATGTTCTGCAATTTTAGTAAATTATTCTAAATTGCGCCAAAACAGCTGGGGTGATTTTATGGGAGATACCTGATTTCTTATGGAAGAATTTGATAGGGTGAGTATGATTGCGCTAAAAGACCAACCTCTCTTATACAGAATTGTTGAGTGCAAAGTGGATGGAATGCAAAATTCTGAAATTCGCGATGTGATTGAAGAAGAATTTGGTATTAAACACAGTCTAGAATATATTTCATCTTTATGGCGCAATAAAATCCCTAATTTAATTGCGTCCGCAGCAGAAGATGAATTTCTAGATTGGTATTATTTAAATGAGAAAAAGGGCAAATATAAAAGATGCTCTCGCTGCGGAAAAATTAAACTGGCTCATAATAAATATTTTAGTAAAAATAAAACTAGTAAAGATAATTTCTATTCGATATGTAAAGAATGCCGTAATAGAAAGGACGAAAAACTATAATTTGCGGCAATTGCGCAGTAAAATATTTAAAGGAGGTAGTTTATGGATAATATTAAAAAAGATTTAATTTTTTGCGAAAAATGTCATAAAACATTAAAGAGAAGTGAATTTTATTTATCTAATAATTTAGAAAAATATCCAAACGGTGGAACTATCCCCATTTGTAAAAAATGTTTAACAATGCACGTAGATAATTGAAATCCAGACACATATTTATGGATTTTACAAGAAGTCGATGTGCCCTATATTCCTGACGAATGAAATGCGCTTTTGGCTCGATATGGAACCGATCGGAAAAAAGTCACAGGTACAACTATTTTAGGAAGATACCTTTCTAAAATGAAACTTAAACAATATAGAGATTGGCGCTGGAAAGACACAGAGTATCTCCAAGAGCTCGACCATAAAAAGGTGCGCGAGGCGCTTGAAGCGAACGGCGCATCAATGCAGGAAATTGATCAAGCATTGCGCGAAAGGACTTTTGAAATTCCGGAGGGGGAATTGCGCGAGCCCGATCATACGGTCGGATTACCTGCCGGCGCAGACTCCTATGAAACATTTACATTTGAAGAACCTGCTGAGTCAGCTGATGAATTAGGTTTAACAGATGAGGATGTGACTTATCTTAAACTAAAATGAGGAGCATCTTATAAACCAGCAGAATGAGTATGGCTGGAACAATATTATAATGATTTTATGGATTCTTATGATATTCAAAGTGCTGGCCATAAAGATACTCTTAAAAAGCTTGCGAAAACTTCTCTTAAACTAGACCAATTAATTGATTTAGGAGATGTTGATGGCGCGCAAAAGACCCAAAAGATGTATGACAGTTTAATGCGCTCAGGTAAGTTCACTGCAGCACAGAACAAGGCAGAATCTGGTGAAGCCGTTGATTCAATCTCAGAAATTGTAATGATGTGTGAAAAAGATGGTTTTATTCCACGATATTATACTGATGGCCCGCAAGATAAGGTTGATAGAGTTCTTCAGGATTTACAAGAGTATACTCATTCTTTAATCACAGAAGAAACTAATATTGGTAATCTTATTGAGAATGCGGTTAAGCAGATTGAAGAAGATAAAATTCGTGAAGCGCAAACCGAAGCAGATGCGGCCGGAGATGAAGATATCCTTGAAGAAGCGTTATTCTCCAATGATATTAGTTATATTTCTGATGGTGAATTTGAGGAATTTAATGATTTCGAAGATGATCTAGCAGATAAAGATAATGCGCTATTGGAAAATCTAACAGATTATACGAAGGCTGGTGAGTAATATGGCTTTACAAGATTTATTAGAGATTTCAAAAGATAGAAAAAAGATCGGTTTATCAGAAGAACGTTTGGAAAAAATTAAACCAGAATTGCGCCAATATATAGCATATTGGCGTGAATACCCAGATATGTTTGTAGATTTTTTACAAACTGGAAAAGATGGAGAAATTCCAGAAAATGGACTCCGCTTTTTCTTTTATCAAAGAGTTTTCTTACGAGTAGCAATGCGGTATAAATATGTTTATGCTGTATTCCCTCGTGCTTACTCTAAATCATTTTTATCAGTATTAATCTTAATGTGCCGATGCGTTTTATATCCAAGAGCGAAGTTATTTGTTACTTCTGGTGGTAAAGAACAGTCAGCTGGTATTGTTAAAGAAAAAGTTAATGAAATATGTACTTTGGTGCCGGCTTTTGATAGAGAACTTGATCGTAGACCTGGTAAAACAAGAGAAGGTAAGGACTATGTTTGTTATATGTTTAAAAATGGTTCTTTCTTTGATAACCTTGCGGCCAGTGAGAAATCAAGAGGTAAG